CAATCGCACAGAGCCGCACCCTTATCCCAGACTCCCGCGCACCAGCGCTTGACCGGTTCTGGCCCGGCCTCTATATGTCGCCGGCCTGTCGGCATCAGAGCCGGCGGGCGGCCTCCCGGCCCGGTGGCAGAGTGGTTATGCAGGGGCCTGCAAAGCCCCGTACGTCGGTTCGATTCCGGCCCGGGCCTCCAGCGCCTATTTCGGCCATTGATTTAACTGGCATTTTTGCGCCCTTTTGTCCCACCGGACGCCACCGCCGGTTTCGGTGGGACAATTCCGTGCTCTTTGCGTTCCGGGACAACACGGTCCATGTATTCGTCGGCGAGGCGCATCCGATCCACCTTGCGGGTGTAGAGCGCGGCCTGGTCGAGCTTGGTCCAGCCGTACAGCGCCATCAGCGCATGGGCAGGGACGCCGCGCTCGGCTGCGATGGTCGCGCCCGCCTTCCTCAGACCGTGCGCCGTGCAGTGCGGCAGACCAGCCATGTTGCACCATGACTTGACCCGGTTTCCGAACGCCTTGGCGCTGGCGTAGGGCTTCCCGTGCTCCGTCACCAGATAGTTGAAGTTGCCGGATGGCGTGGCGTCGATGATCGCCCGCAGCTCCGGCAGGATCGGGATTGCCCGGTCCTTCGGATTGCGGTTTCGATCTTTGTACTCGGTGAAGTGCAACCGCCCGGCGCGCTCCATCTGCCGGCCCAGCCGGATCGCATCGGAGGCGCGGACTCCGGTGTAGAGCATTAAAGCCATTGCGAGGCGCGCCTTGCTTCCTACCGGGTGACGATCCTCGAATTGGAAAACTTCCTCTACCGTCCAGGTGTGGTGGCCCTCAGAGCGCGTCTGGATGCGCTTCACGTCCCGGCAGGGGTTGCACTCGGCAAGCCGTACCTCCGGGTCCGCTGCCCACGAGAACAGGGCGCGCAGCACCTTCAAGAGGCTGTTCGCGGCCTCCGGTACCCCTGCCCTTACCTTCTCATCCCGGAACGCCGCTATGTGCACCGCATCGAGGCGGGCATAGGGCTTGGTCCCGTGCTTCTCGCAGAAGGCGTCCAGCATCCGGCGCCTGACGGCGCGCGTGCTGGCTTCGAGCATGTGGTAGCTGGAGGAGTCGTAATACCGCTCTACCAGCCAGCGCAGAGAGCCGGGAGCGGCATTTAATTGTTGCCGGGCAGCAATTAAACCGCTTTCCAGCGCCGCCAGCGCCTCACGGTAGGCGGGCCAGAACGTCTCTGCATTCTCCAGCGCCCTGATTCGGACCTTGCGCCCGTTCTTGCGGACAAAGGCGCGCGGATTGCCGTGCCGGTCGTAATCCTGCGCAAGATGCTTGGCGCGAATCTCGGTGCGGTCGTCGAGCCGCAGATATCCCCGTCGCTTCATGCTGCCCGCCTCCGTCTGCGCCGGAGCGGCACTTGGGGCGGCAACTCAGGCTGCGCGTCAGCAATGGCAAGGCACTCGGCTTCGATATCCTCGCGCGGGCATGGGCGGTTCTCGGCCAGAAACGCGGCAAACTCGGCCTTCGTCTTTTCGGTGACCCGCCGCATTCCGTAACGTGCGCAGTACTTGTCCCCCTCGGCGGAATAAAACTCGCTGGGCACTCGCCAGCCGGTGCGGCGCATCTGTTGCATCACCCGTTCAACATTTTCGACGTGGTCCCCCCTGCGCAGCAACCACAACGACCAAATCGACCACTCCTGCAGGGCCTCCTCCGGGTCATCGGCGAAGGGATCGGGGTATTCGAGCGTGATTGCCTTGGTCGCCGCGTTGAGGCCCAAAACCGCAACGTCTGCGGATTTGAGGCCCGACTTTGCAATCTTCATGTAGACTTGTGCCGTGCGCTCGGCCAAGGCGCAGTGCTCTCGTAGCCACGGGAGCCACTGGCCATGCTGCACAAGCCCCTTGGCCTCGATCAGTGCATGCCCGGCCGCTATAGCCCGTTCCGCTGCCGTCTTTGCGGCGTCCTGTACGTCGGCATGTGCCTTGCGGATTTCGACGGCAAGTATTGGAAGCCGATTGCTCATGCCACCGCCTCATCCCAAGGGTTTGCATCGGCCTCGCTCGGTAAGGCGGCGAAGGCTTCGTCCAGTTCCAGCCGGTCCCAGATCGTGCGGTTGTTCGCCCGCTTCGGCTTTGGCATCCGGCCATCGGAAACCATCAGGTCGAACAGCGTAGGGCTGACGCCAACATAGGCAGCGCCCTGCACCCGCGACAGGCCGCGCGGCGGCAGCGACGGCGGCAACACGCCGGCCGGGTCCGGTCCATTGAAAATCTCAATGCGGCTGTCCCGCAGGAAGACCTCAAGTTCCTCCATGCTCATTGCGTTCATGGCCGAACCCCCGCTGATTCGGCAGCCTCGGGCAATTCGTCGCCGCCGTCGCGCGGGTTCCAGCCCTCCGACAGGCGTATTTCATTCGCCGTCAGGATGCGGTTCTTGACCGCAATCTCGTGCGCCTTCCATCGCTGTTCGGGATCTCCCCGCAGGAAGCCGGATAGATCGATCTCGATCTCGAATTCCTCCGACAGCAGCGCGCGATCGATTGCCGCCTCGATCTTCTTGATCCAAGGCTGCAACGTGAAACTTGCAAACCATCTGCCGGCCGTCGCGGCATTGGTGAAGGTGTTGTGCGTGTAGTCACCGACAATGGGCGGCGGCACCTGAAAGAGCCGGGCCAGCTCCTCGGTGGTGAAGCGCCGGCTTGCCAGAAGCTCCGCATCCTCGGGGCTGATGCTGATGCTTTTCCACGTCAGCCCTTGGTCGAGCACCAAGGACTTTTTCGCGTTTCCCGAGCCGCTGAATGCTTCCCGGAACCGCTCGGCAAGCATCTTAAGCGATTCGGCCGACAGCTTCCCCTCGGCTTCCAGAACGCCGCTCGGCACAACCTGGTTTGCATACATCGCGCCCGCAAATTCCTGGACGGCCAGCGCCGACGATACCGTCTCAGCGGCACGGTGAAGGCGTGAGCGCCCGATCAGACCGTCATCGGAGCGGTCGCGGATATGGAGGACTTCGGCTTGCAGGAGGCGCCGCGACTGTCCGGTGCTGCCGTAGATCGTCGTGACCGGCGAAACATCGTATGCGAGCCGGCGATTGGGCAAGAGCTGGACCCCGGCATACTCCCACGGCACGGGGCGCAACTCGCGCACGGCGCCGGCATTATCGATGACGATCTCGCTGAGTCCGTTTCCGCGTAACAGGGTGCTGGCGATAATCCACTCTATGAAGTCGGCCCACGTCTGATGGGGATTGACGCCGTGCCGAATCAGCATGGCTAGCGGATGGTCGGTGACTGTCTCCCGGCGCCCTTCGGCAACTCGGTAAACATAGGCCGGAAGGGATGCGATGCCGGTCGAAATGGCGCCGACGCACGCGAAAACTGTTCCGAGGTTCTCAGCCGTGCGGGCAGTGACCATCTTGCCGGACGCCGTGTCGAAGCCACCGAACAGGTGAGCGAGATACGGGTCGCGTGAGCTAACCGACCGTGTTTCGGTCGATGGGTCGAGCCTGTCGGCGATGCGACGGAGAAGGCCCATCTACACCGTCTCCAGGTAAAGCCGGGCCAGCCGCAGGCGGGTCGGTGTGTCCATGCGGGCGCGCGCCGCTACCGTGGTCCCTTCGTAGGCCGGCCAGGAATGAATAACGGAAATCTCCAGCAGGTTGACGGCTCGCAATTCGCGGACATTGCCTCTCCAGCGTTCGCCGTCCGTCGGCACGGTGAAGCCGAAACTCATGCCGCCTATGTCGCCGCGCTCGGCAAGGGCCAGTACGTCGCGCGCAAGCCCCGTATCGGCCATCTCGATATTGAACGCCAGCCCATCGGCGTCCGAGCGCAACCGGAGCGAGCCCGAGCGAGTGCGGGCAAGCAAGGCCTTGGGGTCGTGGTCCACCAGCGCCAGCACGTCGCGGCTGGAGGCGAGAGACGCATCGAACGCGCCGGGCACGACTTTCTCGACGAAGTTGCCGATCCGCGTACCCCTCCAGATTCCGGCCGGCGGCGCGCCACTCGGTTGTGGCGCGCCGCTCCATGATTTGCCGGTCGGTCATATCGCTACGCCGTCACGAGAAGGTTCTGCCAATGCACGAACGCCTGTGCATGGCGGACCAGCACGTCGCCGTCGATGAAGCCGCGAACCTGGACGTTGCCCTTCGTGTACGCTGTGCTTTCGAAGGGATTGACCAGAATTTCGACGCTCGACCAGAAGGCCACGATGACTTGATTCCAGGCGCCGAAAAGGACTTCGCCATCCTCGACCGGCGAGTCGTTCGGGTTGCCAAGGAGCTGTGACGTAACCGCGACCGGCGCGCCACCAAGGGCGTTGTCGTCGCCAATCAGGTAAACCGGCTCATTGCTTTCCTTCGCGACCGCTCGGAATTTTTTCTTCGAGTACGCATTCATGGCCCATCCGAGGGACGCCATCGGAACGTCTGCGGCCTCGACCATCGCCATGACCTCGACCACATCGGCCCAGGTCGGGGCACCCGAGGACTCGTCCTTCGTGCCTGGGCTGCTTTCGGTGATTCCGGTCGGCTGACCGTTGTCGCCGGTGCCCTTCATAACAGCGAGGTCTACGCCGATGCCCAACTTCGACATGAAGTCCATGCGGATGATGTTTTCGATGGCCGGATTGGTCTGCAAGACGGTCTTGCGCGACAGCTCGGTCAGCAGGCCCAAATGTTTCGGGCTGCCGGTGACCTGGGTGAAGCTGTGATCGCCCGGCGTCAGCGCGGAATTTTCGGCTACCCACTCTGCTGCCGGTGTCAGGGCGTCCATCTTCGGCAGGGCGATATCGCCGCGCAAGTCGGTGATGGTCATCGCGCCCAAGCGAACCGCAACCGAGGAAGGCCGCAGGGCGTCGATAAACTGATCCGCCAGCACGTCGGTCTGAACCAGATTGGAGCCATCGCCGGCAACAGTCAGGACGCGCCTTTCGAGGTTCGGGATCATCGCCACCAGCGGGACGAGGATTCCGTCACTGGCGCGACCGCTGCGTCGAGCGAGTTCCTGCGAAATCTCGACTTCGCGGCCGGCGTCCACGGCGCCCGGTTCGATCCGGGAAGCGATGGCGCGCTGGATGGAGAAAGCGCGGCACTCGGTCCCGAAGTCATCGGCGCCGCCGGTGATGGTTTCACCCTGCATCCTGCGCTCGGCTTCGTCGAGCACGCGCTGGCGGTCGATCCGCTGTTCGAGGCTGGCGAGGTCGCCTTTCAGCTCGTCGAATTTGCGACTCTGTTCTTCCGATAGGTCGCCGCCGTCGCCAGCGGGGCTGTCGGCAATCTCGCGCATCGCCGAAGTGGTGCGGCTGCGCTTTTCGAGTAGTTCTCTGATGTTCATCGTTTGGTCCTCTAAAGGAATAGCGCGCCGTCACGGCGGGCTTTGAAGGGTGCGGCCTTGTTCCTGTTTCCCCAACTATTACATGAACGTCCCACCACGGCGGGGACAGAAACTTGGTGTGCCCGGTGCGACCGCGACACCGCCGAAAGGGCCGTGGTGGGGGAAACAATCATTTTCGCTTCGGCTTTGCCGGCGGCTTCCCTGCGGTCGCGCCTGCCATTGCCGCACCGAGAGCGTCGCTTAGTGATTCTTCGCGCTCGCCCCCATCCTGTTCGAGGTCCGCCAACGCGCCGACCACGGCCGCGCAAACGGCGCCCAGGTCAACGATCAGAAAGGCGTCGGAAATTCCCGCCGGGAAAGCGTCCGGCACTTTCAATACTTGTCCATTCCAGTTCGTGCCTTCGCGCCAGGTGACAAGCGTGGCGCCGCTGAAACCTGCGGCGAGCGCGGCCGGCGGGGTGTTGCGGTACATGCGGAGTAAATCTGTGCCGCATGATCCGAGCGCATCGCCAGCGGCCATCGCGGCCCACTCGACCGGCGCGCCGAAATCGACCAGTCGCTTCACGATGGCGAAGGTCAACACGTCGATCACAGAGAACCGCCGCCATGCTGCGCCTTTGCGCTCTTGCTCGGCTTCGAGTGCGCTGACCTGGCCTTTGTCGAGCCAGTTTCGAATTGACTTCGGTGATGCGCCGGACGCGAGCGCGGCTGCGCTGAAAGCGTAGCGTCGATCCGATATTGGGTTCGCCATAGAAATCCTCCGTAGAGGTATTTTATAGCCCGGCGCGAATCGTTCGTCAAGAGCGCCTTTTAGAAGGTAGTTTGTGGCCCCCATCACTCCGTTGATCCTCCGATGCGCAAGATTGCAACGGGGGCCGGCGGCTGGCAGTGTTACGGGTGGGGAGGGCTACATCATGGACGATGAACTGTATTTCCTGTCCGAAACATCGCTCGATGCGCACGAATGGCGGGGTGTTCAGGAACTTGCAAAAGCCCTGAACGATCTTGAGCCGCTCGCCAAACGAGCACGGCTTGGTGAAGTGGTCGCGGAAAGACTTGTTAGCTTGGGGCTGGCAGAGAAGGGAAGGAGTTCAAGCCCATATGCCGGGATTGGGATGACCACGGGCTACCGCCTCACCGAATTAGGTTGGAAGGTGAAGGAGCGGGGTCGGTTCGCGAAACGAACACGGGGCAAGCGATAGGTGTCTCTCTAGGCATCGGGAATCGGTTGGTGCGCTACCATCTTTAGACGAGTGACGTTTCTCTGTTCGTCACGCTCAACTTCAACGACGAAATCCCAAACGGCCAGATAATCGCGGTCCCTAGTTCTGTCGCCTAGGTGGAGCTTGATTTTCGATGCGCTCAGCTAGGCGGACCAGCATTGCCGCAAGGTCTCTTGCCACTGCCGGACCGAGAACGACTTGAACAGCGCCCATCGAAGCGGGGTCGTCCTTGGATAGTTGGCATTCCAGCCGGAGCATGATTCCCATCTCAGCCGCGATGGCGCTTTCAAATCCTGTAAGCGGCAAGACGGTGATGGTGCCATCATCGTTCTTTGCCCAGTTCTCGAATCCGGCGGCCATAGGTGCCCTCCCTTCAATCCCGGTTCCTCGACTTACCGGACTAGCCTATCACGCCGACAATACCAGCGGCCGGCTGAAATCATACTGCGGCGGCGCCGGCTGACGCGCGTGGAGCCCGATAGCCATGGCCAGCGCGACCAGCCCGTCAACGCGCTCGACGGAGCGGTCCTTGGCGATCTTCCGGGCCCCGGCCGGGTCGAGCTGCACCACGGCATTGCTGACGTTCCACGCGAGCACCGGATGCCCGCCGTGACGGAGTTTCCGGTCGAGCGTGGCCGTCTCCACCGCGTCCACCGCCGGCCCCATGTCCTTGAATCCCTGACCCCAGCCGACGAGGGGCAATTCGATTCCCTCGTCCGCGAGACACTTCTGCAGATCCTCGATTCGCCAGCGGTCATAGGCGATGCCCTGCACGTCATAGGCCGCGGCGATCTGCGCCAGCCGGCGGGCAATGGATAGCTTGTCGATCGCTCGACCCGGCGGCGCCTCGATAAGGCCGGCCTCCCGCCACGTCCTGTACGGAACGCCGTCGCGGGTCTCGCGTTCGGCAAGGCGGTCGCCGGGCACCCAAAAGAAGGGAATGACGGCGCCGCCATCGTCGGGGAAGTAGAGCACAAGCGCCGTCAGGTCCGTTGTGCTCGACAGGTCCAGCCCGCCCCAGCACGGCCGGCCGCGTAGCGTCTCAGGCTCGACCACGCCGCCGCAGGCGTCCCAGTCCGCCGCTGCCAGGAAGCGCACATCGGCGTCCACAGCCTGATTCAGATACAGGTT